TCATAATGTCCTAATACAGCTTCTTCTCTAGTGGCATAACGGCCTACGATAATCATGTCATGGTCATCCATCCAAACTGCGGTTTCGTAGCCTGCGTCCGCGGTCAAACAAGTGTCAATGGTATAATTATCAACCTGGTCGCGACCAATGAGGTCGGCGTCGTGATTATTGTAAGCAATGCCAAACAGTAAATTCATAAGGTCATCCATTGTTTTTCCTCTTTTCCTTTCTTTTCGTAGCTACATCAATAGTCTGCCTATGTACAGAGTAGATTTTAGAGGTAAGTCCATTCTTTAGTAACTGGTTAAGATTGATTGGGCTGTAGCTAATTACATCAGAGCAAACATTCAAGTGCCGGTCGTCGTTTTTATGGCGACGGTCGTGGACATGACCATGAATGTTGAAAGCCCAAGGAATCATCGGGAGCGGCTCGTGAGAAAGAATGAGTTTTTCGCCGAGCATAAGCGGCCCCTCATAGATTTCGTCAAAGAGATTATTGTCTGCGGAAACCTCCCAATACTCAAAAGGAGAATGGAAGTCATATCCCTCAGTAATAGAATACTGACAACCGGGATAGACACGTTTCATTTCATCAAGAGCTTCAGATCTCTGAAACACTTCTTTGGGGAATTTGCGAGAGATAATCTTTTTCTCATAGTTACTGCGGCCGGCGTCATGGTTCCCCATAATAAGCACCTTGTAACCACGCAGTTTAGCGCACATGGCCGGATCGCCGCAGTCTCCCAAGATAATTAGAACGTCTTTTTTACCAACTTTGCTATTGATAAGTTTAATCTGTTCTTCATCAGACGGACGACCAGGAGTTCCCGCGGCAAGCTCCTCATCACCGAAATGGGGGTCAGAATACACCCAGATTGCTTGTTTATTTGCCCATTTCTCATTAAACAGAGAATATAATCCAGAAATCATTACCATTCCTCCTTCTTAGAAAGATCAATCGCATCAGCGGCCTTGAAGATATGTTCATCAAAACTATCCAAATCTAACAATACTGTATAACCGGTATACCAGCTTGCACAGTCTAAATCAACTTTGTGGTCTTGCGCATACCACCAAGCTCCGCCATCCCAATCGGGAATTTCATCGTCCCAACTATTTCGCTTTAATAAGTAAGGAATGGGAGTATGGCCATGCACGCAGATTTCTTTATCATCAAAAATAGGTTCCTTAGAGTGCCAATGGCATCTATCCCAAAGTAGGTCATCATAATTAGGGATAGCGCCGCCCTGCATTGGATTAAAACCAGCGTGGCAAAGATGAATAGTGATTCCCTGTTCATTTACATATTTCTCATAGGTTGGCAGTTTCTTGAGATAACTCCACCAGCCAGTTTTCATCGGCTCTAAAAGCCAGTTAAGAAAAGTTTCTCCACCACCATTCTGAGAAAGTAGAGCGAAATTCTTTCCACATACTCCAAGCCCTTCTCTTCGAACTTCATCGTTCATTGCTTGTACAAGCATATCTTCGTGATTGCCTTTGAGATAGATGAAACGACTATCTTGAGCGACCCTTTTAATAGTTTCCCAAGGATCTGGACCTCTATCTCCTGCATCACCGAGAAAATAAACTTTATCATCTGATTTGAGGAAGCTCTGAATCTGTTCTAATAAATCTAAACGACCATGTAAATCCGAGCACGCATATGTGGCCATATTATTCCTTAACCTCCTTTAATTCTTTTTTAACAAGCTCTATTGCTTGCCGTAAATCTCCAATTAAACAAATTGGAATTTCCCACTCATTGGCTTCAGCCCACTCTAAATCCATAGAGAGATTTGCCAACAAAGAAAGTAATCCAAGTTTTGTCATTTATTTTCTCTCCTTAATTTAATTTTAGCAGTTCAGACAGATAACACCAATCTTTAATATATTTAGGGTGAAATTCTGTGTATTCTTCGCCAGCGGCTTCAATAAAATGGAGATGCCCATCTTGCCAAGTCTCCACTGAGACAACATAAGCCTCTGGGCAATCCTGTTCTTGAATTGCCTCTTCACTGAGCCGAATAAATACTCTACTTCCGGGAACGGGAAAATCACCATTTTTGAAACTATAAAAAATATTCTTCATACTTTTCTCCCCTTTCTTTATACATATATTATATAATATATATTTATAAAAATAAAGAGACTCTTACCAGCTAGGTAAGAGTCTCTTAGATTTAGTTTTTAATCCTTAAAATGAGAAGTAAGCCGCAAGAATATTAAAGCAAGATTCCCTGTTATGAAACCGGTAAGATAGACGGCTGAAGGAGGAACTATTTGTCCCAGAATAGAGCCAGCAACAATAGTAATCAGCCACAAACCGTAGAAGATAATTTTCATACCTCGTCCTGTGCCTCCTTAATGAGAAATTTTTTATCTGTTAATAATTCTAATGTAAGTTTATTCTTATACTCGTAAGGGATACGGTACAATCGAATATTATGAGACAAGCAGTATTGATTCTTCTGCTTATCTCTCTGTTGTGCCGCCTCAAATTTTTCTTTTGTCTATCCCCAATTATTTGTGTATTCAAAATGCTGTTTGCCATCAAACTCAATTAAATAGCTGAGTACATTATTTTCAAAAATAGCAAAATCAAATCGTAATTTTGGAAGGTCTGAAAAATTATATTCTGTTGCATAAGAAATAGATGCAGCATCTAGAATTTCTCTAATTTTCTATTCGCCAAGAGATTTTGTACATCCACAGCTTTTCGTAATTCCTTGCTTTAATGCGGTCCCAGCTACAATAGTAGTTCTTCCACACTCACATTGGCATTCCCATTTCATATGGGATTCTCCAATTTCAGAAACTCTTTTAAGCACTGTTAATTTTCCAAATACCTATCCTGTTAAATCTTTAGTTCTTGTTTGACTTAATATTTTTTTATGATAACATCCGCAACTCACTACTTTTCCAGTTTTTAGATTTGTGCCGAGTATTTCTTTCTCATTGCCACAATCGCATTTACATAACCAACTAGAATGACCTTTTTTAGAAGGCCTTTTTTCAACTACTGTCAGCATTCCAAAACGTTGACCTATTAAATTATCAGATTTCATAGCTTTCACCTCATACTATATTGTTGTCAATATAGTATGAGGTTTGATATAGCTATATTAACTATTGCTGTCCAAAATTTCTTCTTGTGCTTCCTCCATGTCGGGAATAGTGCTATTTTCCTTGATAATTCCCTCGATAATCTTAAATTCATACGTTTTTGACTTATATGCTTTCCATCCAGTGGCTCGATTAAGGATACGCACAACGACGCCTTCTTTGATATGGGTCTTACCAATAGGGTCATGCAAATCTTCAAAATATTTATTGATACGATTGATTAAATCTTCTGTTGTAGTAAAAACAAAAGTGTCAATATAAGGGACATGATTTACTCCTGCTTTATTACACCACTCGATAATTTCCTCTGGAGAATAATCATGACCATCTTTTTCAATACGATAGACATAAAGTTTAGACTCTCCAGGCTTGCATCCATAATTGAAGATAGATCGTTTCCCAAATTCTTTTACAAAAGCCTTATCGTTCACCTTAGTATTATCACCAATAGGCATAATAATATCGGTTTCATTAGGCCCATAGTACCCAACAATTTCTCCGAATACTTCCATACCCTCTTCTACGTAAGGTCCAATTTCCTTGTGATGTTTCATACGGAACTCATCTGTTCCATAATATCCAATGGAATTAGGAGTAATAACCGTACGGCGAGTTCCACAAATATAAACCGGCTTAGTTTTAGCTTTCAAATGAAAGAGCTTACGGAAGAAGCCTCGTGGCATTTGTGCTACCGTCCGCATATGTCGACTTGAGGTGCCATGCATCTTAAGGGAAAGATTAACAATATCGCCGGGGCGGAACTTATCCAGATTGTATGCAAGCTGCTCGGTGTCAGTATGCATCGCAAACTCAGGATAAGTGACACCCTCTGCCTTGCGGCCTTTGTAGGAAGTTTTAGGAGTGTTCTGCGCTGCCTTACGCTTGGGGATGTACTTACGGCAGAACTCTTTCTCATTGATAGTATTTACCTTGTCGCCATCTTTCCAGTGCTGATCACCAAAAGTTGCGTAGACGCGCTCAAGAGAGATAACGATACCAGAACTCTCGTTACCACGGAGCTTGATAGCCCGCACATGACCATTGTTTTCCAAGTATCCGCCTTGCTCAGTACCATCCTCATTCTTGCGGAATAGGGTGAACTTATCGCCGAACCAACGATCGACCTGACCATCAGTCGGCAGATACAGAACCAGATCGCCGGTCTTCATGTCGGGGCCGATGATAACGCCCTCATTAAAGCAGTCTGCCAGATACAGACGATCAGAGTTTTCGTCCTTGCGGCAGTTCTGCAACTTAGTCACCAAACCAAAATATGCCATATCTTACTCCTCCTCTTCATTCACATCGTAGCCTTGACGAACCATGACTGCTACAGCTTTATAAACCATGCGGCCGAGGTTCTTAGACTTGCCCTTCCGCACGAGTCCCATTTCAATCAGATTACTGATAAGCCTTGCCATCTTCTGAGAGGTCAACGGCTGAAGAATCATATCTTGACTCTTGATTTGGTCAATCGTCATAGCTTCCTCAGACTCATTCAAGATGCTTAAAATACGCATCTTATACTCTCCTTCTTTTTCGGGAGAAGGTCGATGAACTCTTACTCTTCCGGGCATTTTACTTAACCTCCTTGTAGGAAATGACCTCAAGATTTTCAATCTTTGTGGAGATAGATGCCTTACCAGTATAGACTACTGCAATCTTGGTGTTTCTATCAACGCAGATGACTTTACCAGTGCGGCCGTCTCTCACTCTTACGATAGTTCCATCACAAACATAGGGCATCATATAGTTATCTCCTCTCTTGTTACATCGTAATGTCGATACCTTTCTCATGCAGGATATTGATACACTCCTGCAAATAAGCATCGTTATGCTCAGGATAAATCATATTACCCTGCTTGGCGGATTCGTAAATCTCTTCATATTGAGAATCAGAAATCCAAGTGTCTTCGCCCAATGTACTTCCTCGCCAGTTGGGATTCTTCCAAATTTTATCTGGATGGTAGCCACGTTTCTCCATCTCGTCCATAATCAGATAATGATAAGCAACAAGTAGAGCAGGGTCATGGGTAAAAGCGTAGTCTACAGTTGCGTGCTTCTTGCCCCAGCCTTTTCCTCTCAGAGCCGCACACTCTCGATGCTGACCTAAGAGACGCTGTCGATCCAAATAAGGAATTAACTTTTCATGCCATAAACGCATATTCTCACTCCTTTTTTACTATATATTTAGATGTCTCAATAGATAAATCTTCTATTGTTAGTTTATCTTTTATCCAATAAGGAATGCGAATAAGAGGAATATTATGTTCAAAACAATAAGAATTTTTCTTCTAATCTCTTAAAATAGTTTTTTCAAAATTGTCCTAATTATTCCATCCTTGAGTAGTTTTTGAGAAAGTATAATGCTATTCACCATCATACTCAATAAGATATTTTAATTTGCTATCTTCAAATATGGCAAAATCAAAATGATAAGGGATATTATTCACTTCAGAAGTAAAATCGCTAAACTTATATTGAGAAATATACTAAATATCATTTTGCTCTAATAAATTTGCGATTTCTTTTTCTCCAATAGAAGTGAGACAACCACAAGAAAGCTAATTGCGCTACCGAAGATGGTCTCCTTTTACTACAACTCTTTTCCCGCAATCACATAAGCAATCCCAATATAGCCGACGACCTGATTTTTCAGATTTTCCTAAAACAGTTAGTCTTCCGATTTTCTAACCCGTTAAGTCTTCATAAAACTTATGAGGCGTAATTCCCTATTCTTTTAATCTTCTGGATATAGTATCGTTGGAACATCCAAAATATTTTGCTAACTACACAGTATTCATTTCTTGGCTTGTATATTTCTATACAATAAAATCTATTTTTTCTTTATCCCAGTTAATGTGAACTTTAGACATATAAAAACCTCCCAGTTATTTCTTTCATTATATAATGAATTTTGCGAAGATGGCTTTAATAAAATGTGTCCAAAGTCTCATTTTTATATAAACCCTTCCTTAACTTTCTATATATATTATATAATAATTTATAATATTTTTCAAGCAGATATTTATTTTGGCCAAAAGCTGATATACACTCATTATCATTTTTTAGATAACAATAGAGAAAATAATGAAAGGGGCAGATTGTCTATGTATTCTCAGATGATGAGCGGGGAAAAAGTAACCCCTTATCTAGTACGTCTAGTAGCTGATACTGAAGACGAGATTGCCACCCTTCCTACCCACTATGCCCCTGGCAGCACTTGCCGCGTTGTTGAAAGTTCTAACACCTATCAACTGAATAACCAGGGTCAATGGATTAAACAGAAGTCAAGTGGTGGCGGAGGCGGTGGGACAGTTGTCGTTGAAGGCAGCTTGGCCGATATTGCTGACATTGATAAATTATTTGGTTAAGGAGTGATGGTTGATGGCAGTCGCATTAGAGAACCTTATTGACCTTAACCTTTTATCTCACTACGATACAAAACTCAAAGAATGGGTTAAGGACCAAATCAAGGATAGCGGGAACTTTGAAGTAATGCAACGTTCCGAGCTTCCCGCGGTGGGCGAAGAAGGCAAAATCTACTTTGTAGAAGATGCTGTCTTGCAATATACCGCAGAAAATGGTTATCAAGAAATCGGTGGAACTGGGAGTCCGCAGAAACTTGAGTGGCATGACTTTTAATTAAAAGGGTCGAAGTATTTAATACTTCGACCCTTTATTTTTTTATCTACCCATATAGTAGTTTGGATCCTTCTTCAACCACCAATCAAGGCTCTCAGGATTTTGCCAACGCTCCCAGATTGTATCAAGAGATTCGATGTCATGGAAGTACATTTCTGCGCCGGGCCGGATCAACCGATCGTCATGATAATGCCCACAAAGCCACACGTTCCAATCAATCTTGCTCTTGATGTCCTCAAGCCAAAGTTCCATGCTCTTATCTACTTTTGATTGGTCAAGACCAGAGAGAAACAAATCTCTTGGCTCCCAAGAAATGGGACAAGTATGGGTTAGGATAAAATCGTAGCGCTTACCTTCAACCCACGCGCCAATTTCATCCATTTCCTTTTTGGTTAGCTGTTCGTCTTTGAACCAGCCAGTCCAGTTATCTGTATCCTCCGGACGGCCTCTAAGTCGATACCACTTATCTACAGAATAGGCTCCGCCGATAACAAGGACAGAATAGCCATTTATCTCATATTCTTCTCCATCCATCAGATAGCGAATATTTGGAAACTCTGGCTCATAATAGACACCACCTTTAATGTAAGTGTCCCAAAGCTGATCCATTCCAAGATTCTCAGGGCGCTCCTCATGGTTGCCACGAACTGCATAAATATGGAAACCTGTAGCATTGACATTTCTCTTGTTCTTACGATCGGTCTTATTCAGATAAAAGTTAAGACCCATATCACCAAGGATAATTAGAGCAGTCTCGTCGGGAGGATAGCCAATGTGACCAAGTCTCTCAAGGACTTGACCATGAGTGTCTCCTGTAACAAGCCAGTTCTTAATCACTTAAGATTTCTCCTTTCAATGCAGTCTTTACGATGTTATACTGCACATCGTCAAGCAGAACGTCTACTTCTGTGTCAAAAGTCTTACCAACTTTTTCGCAAAAGGCGTCCGCAGTAGCAGTTACATTTGCGATGGCGCTATCTGCGGCGATGCGCGCTTCATCAAGGTTAAAGTATCCCTGTTTCACGGCAATGAGATACTCAGGGTTGCGCGGCCGCAGGCAATCTTCATAAGATTCGCCGTTGATATATCTCTGGAGATACTCCTTTACTCTGAGTAGGTGATGAAGCTGCTTGGGGTCATAGCCATATTTTGCAAGGACTTCGAGCTTGCTGGGGTATTCATGCTCCATCGCGTGATACTTCTCCATAGCAATACCCTTCATTGTTTTAACGGCATTGTAGGGAGAGTAATGAGCAATCCTTTCCTTCTGAGCCTGCAGACGACCCCATTCATCAGCAAAAGTAGGATTCACGATGAAATAAGGGGTAAAGAGAATCTCTATAAAGTTGAGA